AGGTTGAGCAGTCCGAGATCGAGCTGCAGCGTCAGCATCTAGCAGCCAGCCAGGCCGAGCAGCAGGCCCGGCTTCAGGCTGCCCAGGCCAAGGGCGATGACGCGACCGCCACTCGCGCCAGGAATGCCCTGGCTCAGATTGAGGCTGACCAGCTCGGCTTGGTCGCACGCGCCAAGCGCGCTGAGGCCAGCGCAACCCAGCAAGCCACCGCTGCGCGCCGTGAAGAGCTGTCTGCTGTCGGTCCGCTGAATGCTGCCCACGCTCAGGAGCTGCAGGCCGCCGAGAACTACGCGAAGGCCCTGCGGGTTGAAGCGGCTGCTGCGGACCAGGCCGCGCAGCGCACACGTGACCTGGGTTCCGCTCATCGGTCTGCAGCAGGCACCACAGATCAGCTCAGCGGCCGGGTTGGGAATCTGACCCAATTGCTGGGCCAGATGGCTGGCGCATTGGGCGCCGCCTTTACCTTCCGCGAGTTGGTCACTGCTGCCGCTCAGATGGAGCAGCTGCGTAGCGGGCTGACGGCTGTCACGGGTGATGCGGCCAAGGCGGGCCAAGAGCTTGAGTTCGTTCGCAAGGTCGCGATCCGTATCGGCGCGGACGTTACTGAAGTCGGAAAAGCCTTCCTGGGTTTGTCCGCTGCAACGAAAGGTACAGCTGTCGAAGGCGAGCCCACGCGCCAGGTCTTTGAGTCGGTGGCCACAGCCATGGGCAAGGCGGGTAAGAGCAGTGCTGAGACGGCAAACGCATTGCAGGCGCTTGCCCAGATGGCTAGCAAGGGCGTGGTGCAGTCCGAAGAGCTGCGTGGCCAGCTCGGCGAAGCCCTGCCGGGCGCCCTTAATGCGGCAGCCAAGGGACTCGGCATCACGACCGCCGACCTGATGAAGCTGGTCGAAGAGGGGAAGATCGCCGCTAGCGATCTGTTCCCGGCGCTCGCCAAAGGCTTGGACGATCTCTATGGCGGTGCCCCCTCGGCGCAGACCCTGAGCCAGGAGATCACCAATATCAAGAACTCGTTCACCGAGATGGCGGCCAACATCGGTGATTCGGGAGGGCTCTCGGCGTTGAAGGTCGGCGCTGAAGTTGCCCAGGGCGCCATTGTGAGTCTCGATGCCACGGTCGTTGCGACTGGCAAAAGCATCGGCACCGTCATTGCAGCCGTCGCAAACAGAGATTTCTCCGGGCTGAAGCAGGCCTTCGCTGATATCCAGAAGGAAGCACAAGACAAGCTGCTGAAGGCGGCGCAGCACAACGACACGCTGCGCGCCGCCATCAAGGCCAGCGGCGACCAGGGAGCAATCGCCGCTCTTGCTCAACAGGACCTGGCCGCAAAGACGCAGCAGGCCGGAGGTGCAGCAGCCGCAGGCGCAAGCGACTTCATCAAGTTGCAGAACGGCTACCGCCTGGTCGTTGAATCCGTCAGAGAGCAGATCGCGGAACAGGAAAAAAGTCTGATCGCCCGCGATGCGGAAGGCAAGGCATCCATCTCGCTGGCCCAGGCCTTCGGTACCGAGGCCCAGCAGCGTGCGGCCGTTGTCACGGCCACTGCCAATTCAGCAGCGGAGCAAGAAAAGATGGCCCGGCTCAAGCTCACCGAGTTGGCCACCATGCAGGAGGAACTGAAGGCTCTGAAGGCCTCCGCAGCGCAGATGGCCGTCGTCGACGACATCAAAAAGAAACAGATTGCAGATCTGGAGAAGCAGATCGGCCTGCGTCAGCAAGATGCCGACAAAGCCGTGGCACAGGCCCAGGCAGGCAGACTTGCAGCAGAGCAAGCCAAGGCTGAGGCAGAGGCGTACAAGGACAACAGCGCCCGTGTGAACGAGCTGCGCGAAGCCTACGACCGTGCCAAGGCCAAGCTGGAGGAGGTACGTGCGGCCAAGGCCGCTGGTAAAGCCACGACCGAGGATGTCACCAAGGCCGAGCTGGAGGCAGGCAGGGCGGCGCTGGTCTACCGCGACGCGCTCCAAGACCAGCTCAGATCCATCGAAGCCAAGCGGAATTTGCAGGCTGCTGAGATCGACGTCCAGTCCACCACGCTGCGCCTTGCCATTGAGCAGCAACGCGCAATTGTCGAGGTGGCCAGAGCCCGTGGTGACGAGCGAACGGCCATCGCTGCGCAGAACGAAATTCGCCGCTTGGAGATCGAGCTGCTGCGCCTCACTGCCCAGGCCAAGCGCGCGGAGGCTGACGCAGCCATCGCAAGTGCCGAGGCCAAGAAGGCTGAGCTGATCGCCGCTGACCAATACAACGGCGCCAAGAAGCTGGAGATCGAAGCCGCGCTCAAGGCGGCGGAGGTAAAGCGCTTGGAGGGCG